CGAAATCTTAAAAGTTGTAGAATATGAAGACATTATTGTGCGAGATACTTCTGTAAGATGGATGGATTTTAAAAGGTAGATTAAATGGGACTTATAACAACACTAAAAAGGTGGTTTAACATGATTTTCAAAAAACAAGCCGAAGAGGATTTTAATATCCAGGCAGCAGAGTTTCCAGAAATGGAATCCCTGATCAACCGGTGCGCGAACATTTACAGGGGAATGCCGGAGTGGCTAGATGACAAGAATAACATCAAGACGATTAATTTTGCTAAATCTGTGTGTTCTGAGACTGCCAGACTTGCAACACTGGCGATCGGTATTCAGATTGACGGCTCTGCAAGGGCTACGTGGTTACAGGAGCAGATAGATAAAGTATATTTCCAGATCCGGCACTGGGTGGAATATGGTTGTGCTTACGGAACCGTGTTCATTAAGCCAAATGGCGAGAGCCTTGACGTATTTACTCCAGCAGATGTGATGATTGTGGATTACGATAATCAGGAGATCAAAGGGATTATATTCAAGGATTCTTATACTGTTGGTAGAAAATACTACACAAGACTCGAGTATCACAGGTTTGTTGAGACAACAGTGAACGGCGTAACGACCTACCCGTACTACGTTTCTAACAGGGCTTATGTGTCAAAATCCCCTCAGTCAATCGGAGACAAGATTGACCTTAAACAGACCAAATGGGCTGACCTAATGGCAGATACGCCACCGATACTCAAGGCGAACGGGGAGAAGTTGGACGGACCTCTGTACGGAGTACTGCAGACACCACAGGCGAATAACGTGGATATTAACGCACCATTGGGTTTGCCAATATTTGCCGAAGCCATTGAGGAGTTAAAAGACCTCGATATTGCATACAGCCGTAATGCCGGAGAAATTTTTGATTCTCAGAAGATAGTTCTGGCAGATGATAGGCTACTGATGCCGAGCGGCGCACCTGTGTCAGCCATGACGCCACAGGGCATGGAGAACAGACGGAAAGAGATGAACTTACCGCACTTTGTCAAGAATGTATTCGGGCAGGACGAGAAAGAGTTCTATCAGGAAATCAACCCGATTCTCAACACAGATACCCGTATAAGCGGCATAAATGCCCTTCTTGGACAGATTGGATATAAGGTCGGATTTTCCAATGGATATTTTGTATTTAACGAAAAAAGTGGAATACAGACTGCCACAGAGGTGGAAGCAGGACAGCAGAGATCCGTACAATTTATCAAAGATGTAAGAGACCAATTGGACAAAAGTATAAAGCAAGTAGTGTATGCGTTAAGTGTATATGCAGATTTATATGGATTGGCTCCAGTCGGTGCATATAAAGTTCAGTGCAACTTTGGCGAAATGGCATATTCTTATGAGAGAGACCGAGATAATTGGTGGAAGTATCGCTTACAGGGTGACTGTCCTCCTTGGATGTATTATGTCAAATTCGAAAATATGACAGAATCCGAAGCGAAAGCAATGGTCAAAGAAGCTCAGCCAGACGAACCAAAATTGTTTGGAGATGAATAGTTATGTTAAGCCCAGAATATTTACGGCAAATCACAGAGGGTAGTGAACAGATAGCCGAAGAATTGCATCAGTATGTCATCTCTGAGATTGTGTCGAGAATGATGGCAAGAATTGGCAGAGGTGAGGATTATATTCTGACCAATGCTGATGCGTGGAGAATCAGAACACTACAAGAATCTGGTGAACTGCTAGAGGACATTCTGGCAGAATTATCCAAATACACCAAACGCGAACAGCAGGAGCTTCTTGAAACGTTTGAAGATGCCGGAATCACTGCAATGAACTATGATGACAAGGTATACAAGGCGGCAGGATTAAGCCCTGTACCGCTCGAACAGTCGCCAGCTATGATAAGACTCATGGAACGGAATATGCTTGCCACTATGGGAGAGTGGAAGAACTTCACAAGAACGACTGCAAGTGCCGCTCAGAGGCTCTATATTGAGCAATGCGACCTTGCCTATAATCATGTAATGGCTGGGGCGGTTGGGTATACACAAGCCATCAAAGAGGCAGTTAATAACGTTGTGAGTAATGGCGTGACTGTCACATATCCATCTGGCAGAAAAGACACGATCGAAACAGCAGTTGCACGTTCTGTCAGAACTGGTGTGGCACAGGCTACTGGAGATATATCCCTCAAACGCATGGAAGAAATGAGCTGGGATTTAGTTTTGGTCAGTGCTCACATGGGAGCCAGAACAGGTGACGGCGGTGAGAACCCGGGAAATCACGCATGGTGGCAAGGAAAGATATACTCTCGTTCTGGCAAGAGCAAGAAATTTCCACCGTTCTCATCGACCGGATACGGAACAGCAAGTGGACTGTCAGGGGTCAATTGCCGGCATAGTTTTGGAGCCAGTGATGGAGAATTTAATCCCTATGCAGAACTATCGGCACAGGATAAAGCTGACAAAGGCAAACAGTACGAAAAAGAACAACGGCAACGTACTTATGAGCGAAGAATCCGCAAGACGAAGAGAGAGATTCTTGGAATGCAAGCGGCGGTTGATAACTGCAAGGACGAAAAGACGAAATTCGCATTACAGCAAGACCTTGACCGGAAGTCTTATCTTTTGCAGAAACAAAATACTGCATACAAGGATTACTGCAAGCAGAACGACCTGAGGGAACTGCAAGACCGGCTCATGATAGCAAAGTGGAACCGCCAGAATGCCGCAAAAGCCAGAGGAGCGGCAAAGAGATATAAAACAGCAAAGGGGATTGACTGATGGATAGATGGGAGTATTACAACCCGAATCCTGCCGGTAATCGAGTCGGAGATTGTGCTGTCCGGGCAATATGTAAAGCAACCGACTTTGATTGGGAAACAGTTTTTACCGGATTAATGATACAGGCATGCGCTCTGTCAGATATGCCATCAGCTAATTACGTTTGGGGAGCGTACCTCTACAAGCATGGATACAGACGCAAACTGATTGAGCAATCAGAACGGTATATCTATACAGTCAACGACTTTTGCACAGACCACCCGACAGGTACGTATATCCTCTGCATAGATGGTCATGTGGTGACGGTACAGAACGGCAAATATTACGATACATGGG